AGCGAAATGACAACAGGAGTCTTAAGCAATAGAATAACATCATTCTTTGGTGGGGCAACAAACTATATGAATGCCAGCGCAACACAAAAGAGAACTTTTGGTCATGCATTGCGTGCAGCTGGATTTAGCGATAGAGAAGCTAGAAGGGCATTTAGGGATTTTAGTGGCTCAGACACTCGAGCAGCAAAATATGTTGGTGGTTTTCGTAGAGAACTAGCAGGCGGAATAAAACAACTACAAATCGGTGCCAAAGCAGCACTTAATACTGGTGCGGCCACGAACATGAGATTAGCTGGACTTAGAGTATTTGGTTCAGGAGTCGTAAAGGGCACCGGTGCATTTATGCCAGGATTGAACGTTCTAGCTACTGGCCAATTAATATACGATCTTGCAAAAGGCGCTGGAAAAATAGCTGTAAAAGGTGTAAACTTTGCCAAGGATGCAGTCAAGTCAATGCAAGGCACGATAAATAAACCAATGTTTGGATCAGGTTTTAAAGATAATGAAGTTGCTGCAACGTCAAGGTCAAGAGGTGTGATGGCGATACAGAACTCAAGACTAAATGCAAGAAGTTTGCTTGGATCTGAGGCATCGATGCTTGCGGCACATTTTGGATAAATATGAGTTTCATACTTAAGCAAAAAACAAAAGATTTTAGAAAAGAATTGGAAAAACTTTCTTCAGAAGATCTCATAGAAATAATTAAAAATCAAGACTTAGAATCCTATAAGCAAATCAATAGAATTGAGTGGGTGTTTAAGAATAAACTAAAACATCTAACTTGGGTGGATGGAACTCAGATATCCGAAAGGCCATTAACCAAAAGGGAATTGGCGCTGTTGATTGACGAGCCTTTTGAAATTGATAGAAATCTTCTCGATGCAGGTATATCGTCTGAGCAACAAAGGCAAATTCATATAGCAAAGGATCCATGTGTTTGGGCAAAGCAATTCTTGGGTGTAGAGACAAGAGTCTATCAAACGCTAATATTAAGAGATCCATCGCTGAGAAAAGTCTTGAGAGCAGGTCGTCGTCTTGGAAAAACATTCAGCATGGCAATAGCCTTGTTGCATTACAGCTACACGACTAAAGAAGGCAGGTGTCTGGTTGTGGCACCGATGAAAACTCAGGTTGAATTGATATATCAGGAAATAGTCAGGCTCGCCTCAAGGAACGACATAGTTTTTAATTCAATAACAAGAAAAATAACAAGTCCCCAATTTATGATTCAATTTTCCAATGGTTCCACCATAAGGTTCTTTACTTCCGGAATGAGATCCGGTGGAAAATCAGACGTAGCACGTGGTCAGGAAGCACATGTTATAGTTCTTGACGAAATGGACTTCATGCATAGCGACGATCTTGACGCCTTGTACGCAATGCTTCAAAAAACGGCGGAGGATCAACCGGATAAAATTTTAATTGGCGCCTCTACTCCAACTGGAAGAAGAGAAAGATTTTGGGAATGGTGTAGATCAGATAGATTTCAGGAATTTTGGTTTCCATCTTACTGCAATCCATTTTTTTCAAAAGAACAAGAAGATGAATTTAGGGAACAATACTCCGAAATAGGATATAGGCATGAAATAGAGGCAGATTGGGGAGAAGATTCGGAAGGTGTGTATCCCAGAAAGTTTGTTGACAAAGCATTCATAGAACCTGGATGGAACTACCAGCCAGAAATAACTTCAGCAAGAAGTTTTCACACAATTGGAGTCGATTGGGACAAGTACGGAGCCGGAACGAACATAGTTGTAGTGGAAGTTTGCTCTGATTCATACGAGGATCAAATTTTCAGAAACAAAGTCAAATTATGCTTTAGAGAAGAAATACAAAAATCAGAATACACATTAACAAAAGCAGTTGCAAGAATTATAGAGCTAAATAATATTTTTAACCCGAAACACATATATGTTGACAGAGGTTACGGAGAAGTTCAAGTAGAGCTACTGCATAAGCACGGTGTCGAAAATCCATTGAGTGGCTTAAAGGATAAGGTAAAGGGAATTAGCTTTAGTGAAACAATAGATATTAGAGATCCGTACACCAAACAGATTGTCAAAAAGGAAATAAAACCGTATATGGTTGATAACTTAAGGCAATATTTGGAAAAAGAACTTTTACTTATCTCGGAAAGAGATACTGAAATGTATATGCAGCTAATCTCTTATGTTGTTTTAAGAACTACACAGACCGGAAGACCGGTTTTTGAAGCTGGTGGATCAGCTGTGGATCATGCACACGACGCATTGATGCTGGCCCTATTGTCAATAACCGAAAACTACAACGATCTGCATAGATCTAAATTTGCAACCAACACGGAATCCTTTTCAAATACCTTCTTCATGCCCACTAAAGGGGAATCTTTGGATAAAGATTTTACACCAGAACAGAGCGTTTTCTCCGGAAGAGCTGATAAACTGGCTCCAGTAAAATTTGGTTTCAAAAAAACTTTGTCTAAAAAACCAAACGCTAAAATTAAAAGAAAGACATTTTAACAATGGCAAAATATGGTATTGGCGAAAATAATCCCGTAGAAAACGTCTTTTCCAATACCCAAAGTGCAGTATCGACTTTCGGTTCAATAGACGATAGATATGTCGCGGGCAGTGCGACTTTTAGCCGGTCCCAACTCACAAAAATACTCGACATCATACTACCAAGTGCCGATTGCAGAAATAAGAAACCACGTTTATTATGCAGAATTTATTATGAACGAATTATTGGCAGAAATAGAAAAAAACCTAGATCAAGTAAACATAAACCCCTATTCTTCTTCTGAGCTAGAAGTAGCCCACAAAGCAGTTTGGAAGGATGCGATAAGGCACTCGGAAAAAGCGCAATCAATGCAAGCTCCTGACCGCATAACCTATTCGGAGTATTCTTTTGCAACACAACACCTGTGCAGATCTTGTAGAGAATTAGTAAAACAATATGAAATAACAACTAACCATACTTCATTTGGTCATTTGTTTGACATTAAAAAAATAATAAGCTATTTGAAAAACGAAATAACAATAATAAAGAATATTGTAACTCATCAATTTCAGGAAAGGTACAATAATGATTCAGAAGGGGAAATTGCAAAACAACTATCAGATTGGGCAAAGGCATCAGCACATCATACGAAACAACTTGCTAGCGAAATCACAAACACGCCGTCATCAATTCCGCAATCCGAACTGGATCAGATCTCTGAAAAACAAGCAGCACAACTGCAAGCTTTTTTTTCGATCAAAGTAAATTCATACGCTTCAGAAATATCATCCATATCAAATTCTTTGAAAAGAGATTGTTTTGATACGGCAGATACGTTTTACAAAAACTATCTGTTGCCAGCAGTAAACTTTAAATCAAAAGTTGTAGAACCACTAATCTTTGACTTTACAACTACCAGTATTGCTCAGGCATGTCCCACGATTATGGGCGAAGTAATTATCGCAAATAATTCTATAACCGGAAACCTTGGTTCTGTTTCTACTGACTTCATCGAAAGAAGAAATCAGATGGATAAAAAAATGCAGGCTTTGTTGGAACTCATAATATTAAAAAGAAGGTACGTCAATTACATAACTCAACTAGAGTATAAGGCAGTTAACAGAGTAAAGGTTCTTGTTCAAAACAAGGATGAAAACATAGAAATTTATAAGGACATCTACAATTCAATTACAATTGACTCCGAAAAAAGACAAGACTTAAGATCATCTCACTCCAAGCTTGACGACTTAGACGATGATTCGCACCCACAGTATCTGAAAAGAGATGGAGGAACAATTACGGGAGATATATTGATAGAAAAGGGAGTAAAAATAGGTGGGATAGAATTGTCAAACCATTCTCATTCTGGGTTGGATGGATCTGACCTCATAAAAGCATCAAGCATAGATTATGAAACAGCAAGAAAAGAATACTACGAATCTGACAAAGATGAGTACGGCAATATTGTAGTTACCGGATTTACTCAATCAGTTTTGATAGGCGGCGGAATTGCGTTTGATGCAACTATAGAAATAGACGTAGAAGACGACAAAATAAATACTTATGAATTTGAAGTATTGTACAACGAGGTTTAATCATGACTTGGTTTAGTTATCTCGCACCGGAAACCGCAACTCATGCGCCAGTTAGAAGAAAAATAGTTTTTCCTCAAGTTTCAGAAAATCTAAAAATTGGGGATTGGATACATGTAAATTTAGATACTCTTGATATTGGAAAATATTATTATCAAGAAGATGCATTGATAAAAACAAGTTTTGACTCAGACGCATATCTGGTTGTGTATGAAACCGAAAACTCTAAAACTCCTACATTTAGTTTTATTATAAATTCAGAAAGTCAGAGTTTTTTTAAGAAAAATTTATGGTTTCAATCATTGACTAATGTTGATCCAGGATATAAGCCCTCTGGTTCATATTATATATATTATCACAAAGACAATATACAATACATTTCTTTACAGGGTTCAAATTATGTTTCTACAACAAATCCATCTGGATCAAATTTTATAGCACAAACTTCTGGAAGTTCTAGTTCTGCTATTAATTATTACTCAACAGAAATTTCATTAAATAATAATGAAAGAGTCTCTTCAATGAGCTTTTTGAGTAATCAATGGGAAAATGGAAAAACTTTGACCTATGGAGCAAAAGTCGTAGGAACTTTTAGTGGTCCGAGATTAAGAATTTACGCAGAAAAAAATAACTCTTCTGGATTTATATCTTTAAAAATAGTAAAATCATCTGCCGCTGGTGAGGGGCAAAAGCTTGTGAAAGAGGCGATAGAAATTGATCTCTACTCACCGACTGGAATATTTGATCAATTGATATATCAATTAGATATGGAAGCAGATCTTAATTTTTCTACTTATCAAGAACTTTACGGAGATTTTTATTTTGAAATTGAAACTCTAGAAAAAAAGAATGATTCCTCCTTGTCACTTGGTTGCACTATGATAAAATATTCTTATTCTAAGAATTATGAATTACAATTTGATGTAGAAGAGCTAAAATCAGACATAGCCTTTAAGAGCACTGGTGGAGTAAGATAATGGCAAAAATAATAAGAAAAATAACTGGATTGAAACCAGGTCAAAATTATCTAGTTACCTTAAAAGCAAAAAATACAGAGCTATCAGCACTGGATAATGCTTATCCAGCAATTAGATTCTTGACACCAACCGATAGCACCATACCAAGTGCAATAGACAATGATACGTTTTTTATATACGCAAATTATAAGTCGGTAATGTTTGATTTTGAGCCAACCACAGATGTAGATGTAGATAAGTATAAATATGAGCTTTACGCAGACGCTGCCGGGACGAATCTTATTTCATCGGGCACGGCTACCGCGAGTGTATTTACCGTAGATGTGCCGAATAATAGTCAAATGGAAACAGACACTGATTTGGAAGAACAAGTTAAATACTATGGAAGAATAAAGACTGTAGATACATCTGGAAACGAAAGTGGATGGACGCCAAGCAGTGGCCTTAAAGAGTCCAGTCCAACACAATTAATTGAAAGCGCACATATAAGAAATCTCAAGGCATCAAAGATAACGGCCGGAACGATAAATGCCCATGAAATAATACTTAAGCAACAAGGTGAGCAAACATCGATAAGTGCTCCAGCAAACATGGCAATATTGAGGTCTTCAGATTATAACGGATCATACAATAATTCAACAAACCAATGGTCCTCGGGAACAAGCGGATGGGTTATTGCCGGTAACGGATATGCAGAATTTTCAACAACCTCAATTAGGGGTGGGTTGAGAGCTGAATCAGTTTTCATCAACGCCGACAATCGTTGGAGACGCAACAGTACCAATACCGATAGTTCATTAGAGTTCAAAGTTGGTTCTTCTAGTAAATATCTATTATTTGACGGAACAGATATAACTTTTAGCGGTAATCTTTCAGCAGCTGGTGGAACTTTCACTGGAGCTTTAAGCGGAGGAACAATTTCAATTGGATCTGGAAACTCTATATTCAAAGCTGATTCAAATGGAATATATTTAGGAAATTCTACTTTCGCAAGCGCTCCATTTAGAGTTACGCCGGCTGGTGTGTTAACAGCTAACAACGCAACTATAACCGGTACCATCAACGCTACAAGCGGAACTTTTACGGGAACTTTGTCTAGCGCTAATGGAACTTTTACCGGAACTTTGGTTACTGGTTCTGTTAGAGTCGGTAATGAGGCAATTAGTTCTGGTGGCTCAGAAAAAGGAATATCAATTCAGGCTAGTGGACTAAGTCAATGGAATAACGCCTGGGTTCAAAGAGCGGATAACTCAGTTTATTTTAGGGCCGGAAATGACACAAGGTTTATTCAATTAGACACAAGCGGAGCTAATGAAATAAAATTTCCAAATTTTTCAGTAGATAATGACGGATTGTTAACAGCTAACAACGCAACTATAACGGGCCACATTGTAGCTACAAGTGGAACTTTTACGGGAACTTTGTCTAGCGCTAATGGAACTTTTACGGGAACTGTAAGTGCAGGAATAGTTACCAGCTGTACAATTACCAATAGTGACGGCAGAATTCTTTTGCCATCAGATGGTTCGCCAATCCACCTTGGCACCTTCAACGTAGCCACCAATGACGCAACACAATGTTATATACTTTCTGGTGGTGATCAGGGGCTCAAGGTTGAGACAAGTGGTCATGGGACTATGTGGATTTCTGGCGCCGACTTGAAGGTAAATAACAATCCATTTACTTCTGGTAGATATATAGTTGGATTGTTAACAAATGAAGGTTCTGGAAATACACTGTTTGTAAGCAATGGAACAGTTTATCGCTCCTCATCCAAGCGAGAACTAAAAGAAAATATCCAAGATTTCAGTGATATCGGATTAATTGATGGACTTAGACCAAGAACATTTACTTGGAAAGCTTTTACAAATCGTAAAGCTGAAAATAATGAAGAAACCGAAGAGGAAAAGATAAGAAGAGAAACGTCAGTAAATATTGGATTCATAGCAGAGGAGGTTGAAGAGGCAAGTAACGGTCTGCTTTCAATATATAATTATGAGGAAGGTGGCAATGGGGAGGTCGAAATGTATAAGCACCTTGATATACTTGCTCTAGCTGTTGCAAACATTCAAGATCTTCGTAAAAGAGTAGCAGATTTAGAAAATTCATGATAAACTTGACTGATGAG